CCCCCTTGCTACATCCAATTATGTTGCCCCCGACACCTTCGCGGCTCACGCTGCTTTAGGGATTAAGGTCGAATACAAGGATCAGAAAGTGGTAGAGGCCCTTCATCAAGGTAGTCCCTATCCACTGGAATTTTTGGAGATGATTAAATTGCGTGAAGTAAGCAGACCAAACTTGCTGATTCGCGCAAAATACGCCATCTTCGGAAGAGAACCTCCGACTTATCAGTCCGTCGGGGCTGACAAACCAATTACCCTCCGTTATGAGTGGTACCTTGACCTTCCAGACGACCATACTGACTGGATGCGCCACGCCCGCTTTTGGAGAGGAATCTGCTCTATGCCATATGCGCAGAAATTGGAATTAATTGAGACATTGTACGCAATTGCACGAAGTAACAACGAGCGCATGCGCGATATCAATGGGATTTCTCATGATTTGGAAACCATGAAGAGATCATGTGGCCAACACCTCAAGAACATGTTCAAGAGTTGTAAGGCGTACACCATGGCGAATAAGAAATTTTTCGTTGTACTTGCCATAGCAGCCGGACTCGGTTACATTGCCTACTCCCAAGGTAGGAAGTTATTCGAGCAGGAGAGAATTCTCCTCGACGCCAATGTCTTCCATAGATATGTCGGCGCCGACGGTACGCAAGTCGACCCTCCAGCTGGAGAAGCTGAGAGTTATTCGCAGAACCTACGCCACCAACCCACGAACAAAATCCGAGCAGTTCCAGAGTCGACTGCTTACTCCAACAACTTGAACAGACTCAGAACTCAGAGAGTAATCGCCTCTGAATCGACACCTTATAACACCTCGCAAAGGCACTTACCGCGCCAAGGAGCAATCCAAGTCGCTAAGTCACAAGGAGGGGAATTTGATTACTCCGACTCCATGCCCGAGCAGGTGATTCCATTACCTGAAACCACAGCTGTGCCGCAGGGATGTGAAGACCCAAATGCCATGCAATCACTTCGCGGATTATATTCCCGAAATATGGTTAACTTGTACTTTTCTTTCATTCGGAAGGATAATTCAGTGAGCCAATTTCAAGTGGGCGCATTAGGCATCGAAGGTTCGATCGTCTTAGCACCAAAACATTTCTTTCATGATTCCCGTCTCCAAGAAGACATGCACATCTTCGTAACTGGTTGGGGTTGTACCAAGATAGCTGTCCCATTTCGATCCGAGTATATGGCGGACGTAACTCAAGATCTCGTCCTCTACTATCTCGGCCCTCGATACCCTTCATTCCGAAGTGGGATACTTGATGGTCACCTCATCAGAGAGCATGAATTGCAGCGCGTTCCTCAAAAATGCGCTATGATTCTTGCCGGAGTCAGGGTGGACGAAAATGATAATATTCCAACCCGGGAAGTTCACCTGGGAGTAGGCGGACCTATTGACCTGAGACACAGATCAGCTTATAAGGCCGCCGAAGTCGATAAGGAATTAATTTTCGTTCGCCAAGGCTATAAATACGAAGTAGTGTCCGAACGCGGAGACTGCGGAAAGATACTCATCGCCATCAACACTGGTTTGCCCCATAAGATTTTGGGCATGCATACTCACGGTTGGGATAAAGAAAATCTCGGTGGAGCTATTGCGACAACCTACGAACAAGTCAATAAGTCCCTTCGTGGACTGACTACTAAGTTGTTCTCCGGTTCGATTCGCCAAAGTAACATCACTTTTGCCTCCGAGAAAGGACACCCCGACTGCGAGGAACTGCCCATCAATCCAGATGGTACGCTTGCCAAAGTGCAGAATCGCGATGAAGTTGAAGAATGCGGCCTGCAGGTAGTCCCTCGTGGAACGTATACCTTGCTAGGCTGTGTTGATAAGAAATGGTCTATTGCACAGACCACCAAGACAGAACTGAGACCAAGCTTAATTCATGGCATGGTCAGAGCACCCTCCCACGCACCTGCGGCACTTTGCCGTGCACAGGCGCCTGGATGCCCAACAACGCCGCTTGTAGAAGCGATATCAAAGTACGGCAAGAGCGTTCTTCCATTTCCTTCATTGGACGTGGAAGCTGCTGTCGAACACACGACAAACTTGCTTAAAGATGTACTTTGCCCCAAGTATCGCCCACCTCAAGTCGCCACGTTGGATGAGGCTATCAATGGCATCCGTGCTCCCTCTGGCGCGATTGTTGAAAACTTTCGCGGTATGGAGATGGCCACGAGTGCCGGATATCCGCACCGACTACCCCACAGAAAACCTGACACCCGCCCTGGAAAATACTCCTACTTCAAATTGAAGGAAGGCTCGGAGCACGAACATGAGATATCAGATCCGCTGCTGCTTGCTGAGATAGAGGAGAAAGAGTCATACGCAAAGAAAGGCGTGCGGCTGCCCAGTGTGACAATGGATGTGCTCAAAGATGAGCTGCGCACGGAACAAAAAGTGTTCCTTGGTAAGACGCGAGCTATCAATGTGATGCCACTACCATTTGTCATTCTGTTCAGACGTTACTTCCTGGACTTCAAAAACTCTTTCTGCGAATCTCACGGAAAGTTTTT